AATAGTCAGTCCCGTCCACTGGATAGAGGAGAGTCAAATCCAGTTGGCGAACGGCGATGTGTACGCCTTTGACGAACGACCCTACCTGATTACGTTATTGAGCAGCCGGGCGAGACTAAAATGTATCAGGAAGGCGAGGGGTCTGGGGTTCAGTGAAACCGAGATACTTGGCGCGATTCACGGCTGTTCGAGCGGCCGTTACCGTCAGGGTGTTCAGTACGTCTTCCCCACCGATACCGACATGCGGAAATTCGTTCAGAGCCGGTTCAACGTAGTCATTAAGAAAAACCCATTACTCAGGAAACTGGTAAAGGACACCGACACCACGTATTACAAGCGCATCGGGGATTCCAACCTGTTCATGGACGGCGGGGGCCTGAACAGGACCATCGAAGGTTTACAGTCCGAGTCAATGACGTTCCGGGGCACTCAGGTAGATAAGGCCGATATTGACGAAATTGATATGTTCGAGAACGCCAACGAGATCGTTCAGGCGGCTCTGACTTCGATGATGAATTCCGATGTCAAGGAAGTCACCTGTTTATCCAATCCCTCGATTCCCAACTTCGGGATAGACTTACTCTTTCAGCAGTCCAACCAGATGTTCTGGTACAGACAGTGTAAATGCGGTGAACTGACCTGCCCGGACAAGGAATTTCCCGACCTCATAGACAAGAAGGGATGTCACTGTAAGAAGTGCGGGGGTGTATTGGGCTGGCGGGGAATGTGGATACCGGACTATCCCCAGAGAAACGACCTTTTCGGAACGGAGTCAAAGGATTGGGAAGGCTATCATATTTCAGACTTACAGGCCCCCAAAGTCGACCCGTATTCGATTTTAGAGCAATGGCGCGACAAGAGCGATATGAACCTTGAGAAGCTGTACAAGTTTTCTCTCGGCCTGCCGTTCATGCCCAGTAGTAACGCGCTTACTCTTTTTGAGGTTTACGAATGCTGCGGAATATATCCCGAACTTGACAGGTGTACGACCCCGACGGCTATGGGCGTTGACGTTGGCGGGTCTTCGGGCTTTCACGTAGTCATAGGATACAGGACTGGTAAGGACACCTATGAAGTAGTCAAGGTCGATAATGTGGAGAATTTCGAGGATGTCGAGACATTGGGACATAGGTTCTGCGTGAAGAATTGCGTGTGTGACATGCTCCCCGAACCCACTTACGCCCGGAAGTTCCAGCGCGCTTCGAGTTTCAGGGTGTGGCTGAACTTCTACAATACCACTAATCCCGTGGATGAAGTCGTATGGAACCAGGACGATAAGACTGTTAAGTCGTATAGAAACTACATCTTCGATACTTCCCACAGGGTAGTGGCTGAAAAACGGGTGAAACTTCCGAGAAGGAACCGCAAGATAGAGGAATTCGCCAAGCAATACATAGTCCCGGTGAAGATTCAGGACGTTAAGAAGGCGAATCAGTTCAAGTATTTCTCTACGAATCCTAATGACCACTATCGCAATGCGATGAATTACTTCCTGTTGGCTGCTCAGACTGCGAGATTGATTCGTCCTGAGACGTACAAGAAACAGACCACAAAGGCAAGGCATGAAACGGTATTGAAATGAACAGACGTAACTTTATGCAGATGATAGGCTGTTTGCCGTACCTGTACACATTCGATGACGGGAAACCTGTATGAGTTGGCTAAGTAACTTTTTAGGATTGAAGAAGGTCAGGACTCCTGCGGTGAAAGACCCGGAGGAATTAGTCTCAATGGACGGATTCGAGTCCGATGCCTATCTGAAGAGTCTGGCGAGCAAGAGCGGCTTTGAACAGACTATTATCACGGGCAAGAAGAAACCGAAATTGGCCAGTCAGTCTTATTTGGGGGCGATATGAGGATAAGCTATGGACAATAAAGCCGAAGAAATTATCAGTCTTCACGCAGCCGAAGAAGGCAAGATGATGTCCTTTCGGAACCTGTGCCAGCAGGTGGCCGATTTGATGTATCCATCGTCCAACGATATTACCATAATCCGAAGTCCGGGCTCCGACCTTTCTCTGGATGTCCGCGATCCTACTTCCCTGTTTGCGCTTGATAAGGCCGCTGCGGGATATATAGCCAACTGGATACCCAAAGACAGATTATTCTGCGGGATACGGCTGATGGACAGGGACATGGCCGAACTGGACGTTGCGAAGCGCTGGACGGCAGTGGCGACGCAGGTTCTTCACGATGAACTGTTTTCCTCGAACTACATGCAGCAGCTTCAGCAGACGGTAAAGGGCCTGTTGGCGTTCGGGCCGGCGAATTCTTACAGCGAGTTTTCTGCCAACCTGGGTTCGTTGAACTTCAAGAACATGCACATAGGGTCGTTTGTCTTCAAGGAAAACTCAAGGGGAGTGCCCGACTGCGTATCGGTGAAGTTCAGTAAGACCGCGAGGCAGTTATGCGAGGAATTTTCCAATCCCGGCCAAAAGGTCATCGAAGCGGCAAGTGAATTGAAGACCGAGAGTAAAGTCTTCGAGTTTATTCACATCGTCCGACCGAGAATCAGAAGAAACCGCTGGCTTGTAGATAGCCTGAACATGCCCTACGAGAGCATATTCGTGAATGTGCCGGAAAAAATTGTCGTGGAGGAAAGCGGTTTCGATGAACAGCCCTATACGGTATCGCGGTGGGAATTGAGTACTGACAAATACGGCAGGGGCCGGGGCATGGCGATGCTGTCCCTTACCAAAGACCTTCAGCAGATGCACAAAGACCTGATTGAAATGGGTAACAGGTTCAACCGTTTTCCGTTGGAAGTCGTCAGGGACAATGTGGAGAACGACGAAGTTGACCTGTCAGGTGATGCGAAGAATTACGTCAGTCAGGTGGGTTCTATCGTGCCTGTTGGCAACGGGATTACAGGCAATTTCCCCGTGACTATGGAAATCCTTCAGTTCTATCAGAACATGATTAAGAACGAGGGTTTTTACAACGACATATTCTCTCAGTTCAGGTCGCTCAAGGGCGACAGGCGCGTGACTTTGGAGTTGGAGTTGAGGAACCAGGAGGGACTTGACCAGTTAGTTTCTGCGGTATCAAATATCGAAAGCGAGCATTTCACACCGCAACTAACTCGCGTTGTTTTGTTGCTTCTGCGTAACGGCAGGATTCCTGCGCCTCCGGCGGAGCTTCGCGGGCAAGCCTTCGGCATTGAATACATGGGCAAACTGGCGCTGGCTGCAAAACAGTACCAGGCCCGCGGGTTCGTGCAGTTCTCGCAGTTCGCCGACAACTTCAAGGAATTGTATCCTGAGATACGGGACATTATCAACGTGCCCCGCACTATACCTGATGTTGCTATTGCGATGGGTATGAAGGCCGAGCATCTGAATACCCCGGAGGAAATGGAAGAGCTTCGCGCCAAGCGCCAACAAACCGAACAGTTGATGAAACAAATGGCCCAGATGCAGGCCGAGTCACAGGCATATAAGAACACTCAGAAGTCAGCGGAGGAAGGTTCTCCGGCTTCGCAGATGGCGGGGGTGGCATAATGCCTCTGACTGAAAAGGGCAAAAAGATAACAATGAAAAAGAAATATGGCAAGAAGGCCAAGCGGGTGTTCTACGCGAGCGCCAATGCGGGAACGATTACCGGGGTCCACGGATGAAGTGGATTACGGGAACTATATTGAAATGGAAAACAGTCAGGTATCTAAAACGTCAGAACCTCAAGCCACGGTATCGAGTTTTGACGTGGGATGAATATTGTAAAAATGGAATGAGCCACGAATGACCAACGAGCAGATAGCAAAGAGCATGGCGTTTAAGAATACTTTCGGGTCCGAACACGGTCAGAAGGTATTGGATGTATTGAATGGCAAGTGCATGTTGAAAGGCAGCGGCCTGTACGTTTCGGACAACGAGCGTCAGACTTGCTTCAATTTGGGAATGAACTACGTAATCCGATTTATCCATCAGGAGATAGACCGGAACCTGACTGCAACAGAAGACAATAAAGCTATACATGAGGAGATATAATGCCTGACGAATTAACGACACCGCCGGTAGTAACACCGCCAGCGACAAGCGACCAGAGTTTTATCAACCCGGACGGGACGTACAAAGATGGCTGGAAGGACGCCCTGCTCCCCGAAGAATTAAGGAACGAGCATTTCTACGACAGTCCCTTCAATACGGACGTTAAGGAGCTTCTGAAGACTGCCGGGAACCAGGCCAAGATGCTTGGTAAGAAGGGCGTGATACCCATTACCGATAAGTCAAGTCCCTTCGAGATTCAGGAATGGCGCAGGGCTACGGGTGTACCCGATAAGTATCTCTACGAGAAACCCACCGATCTTGAAATGTACGACATTCCCGATACGTTCATCAATGAGATATTTGACGAGTTCAACAAGCTGAATATGACTCAGGGCCAGGTAGATTCGGTAATGAAGCGCGTTCACGGATTACTGAAGTCTATGGAAGTTGAATACACCAAGGCCGAAGAAGACGAGCGCAAGAAGGTCAATCAGCAGATTCTCATGGACGAGAACACCGATTACGAGACGAACAGCCATTATATTGACACTGTTGTCCGCAGGTTCACCGAAGGCTGGACTGAAGAGGATATAGTCAAGTTGTTTGCTCCTGCGGATT